AATATGACGATGGGGATAGTGTTTCTGGATATACAGGTGTAGCTCAAAATAGTCATCTTTTTCTTGAAGCAACATTACCTGCAGCTACAACATTAACTTTGAGGTCAACAGCACAAGCAGGAAGCAATGGAAATTATATGTTTTGTCAGTTAAGAACAAATTGTAATTATAATAGAAGTGATGCTGGAGGAACAAGTTCTTCTGCATCTACAAACAACAATATGTTAACACAAGGATAAATATGCCACTAACCAAGTTACAATTTCGTCCAGGTATAAATACAGACATTACATCCTACAGTAATGAAGGTGGGTGGACAGATTGTGATAAAATTCGTTTTAAATTAGGATATCCAGAAAAGATAGGTGGATGGTCTAAACTAACTGATAGTACATATTTAGGCACGGCTAGACGTTTACATAACTGGACTGCGTTAGATGGTTCTGACTTTTTAGGCATAGGAACACATTTAAAATACTACATAGAAGAAGGTGGGTCTTTCAACGATATAACGCCTATTCGTTTAACAACAAGCGTTGGTGATGTAACCTTTTCTGCTACAAATGGTTCTTCAACCATTACTGTTACAGAAAATAGTCATGGTGCAGCAGAAAATGATTTTGTTACTTTTAGTGGTGCGGCAACTTTAGGTGGTTTGGTTACAGCAGCCATACTTAACGCTGAACATAAAATAGTAAATATTATAGATGGTAATTCTTACACCATAACAGTCAGCGTAAATGCTAATTCGTCTGATACAGGTAATGGTTCTTTTACAGATGCTACTTGTGATTATAATAATGACCCAACTATAACAATGGACTCTACAACTTCTCTTATTGTAGGTGGAACAGTTAGTGGAACTGGAATCCCTACTGGTGCTACAGTATCTTCAATTACAGATGCAACAAATTTTGAACTTAGTGCATCTACTACAGGTGGTTCAGTTACAAATGGAACATTAACATTTAATAATTCAAAAGCAATTTATCAAATAAATGCAGGTCTTGACTCACAAGTTGGTGGCACAGGTTGGGGTGCTGGACTGTTTGGTGGTACAACTGCTGGTGCTTTAACAACACAATTAGCCGAAGCATTAGATAACAGTGAGACAGCGATTGATGTTGACAGTGCTACAGGAATTATTGCTGGTGATACAATATTAATAGAAGAAGAACTTATAACAGTAGGAACAATTAGCAGTAATACATTAGGAACTGGTGGCGGCCCATCAACAAGAGGTGCAAGTGGTACAACTGCCGCTACTCATGCAGATAATACAATTGTTAGACTTGCTGTTGGAAATGCATCATCTGATGATGATTTTACTGGTTGGGGTATAGCAGCCGTAAGTGGCACAACTCGTGAAATACGAACATGGTCACATGACAACTTTGGAGAAGATCTACTAATAAACCCTAGAGATGGTGCAGTGTACCTATGGGATAAAACAAATGGTTTATCTACACGAGCCGTGGAGATAGGTACAATATCTGGTGCAACAAATACACCGACTGTAGCCAAACAGGTTCTTGTAAGTGACATTGACAGGCATGTGCTTTGTTTCGGTACTAACACATATGGAACCACGGTCCAAGATCCTTTGATGATAAGATGGTCTAACCAGGAGTCTGTAACAAACTGGACGATTAGTTCTGCTACAACAGCTGGAAGCATAAGGCTTGGATCTGGGTCAGAGTTTGTACAAGCCATAGAAACAAAACGTGAGATACTCGTATATACAGATACATCATTGCACTCTTTACGTTTTATTGGTGGGGATTTTGTTTTTGGTATACAGCAGATTGCATCAAACATCACGATCATGGGTCCAAACGCTGCTGTTGCTACAGAAGATTTTGTATTCTGGATGGGCAAAGATAACTTTTATGTATATGCTGGTGGTACGAAAACTCTACCTTGTACTGTTAAAGACAAAGTTTTTCTTGATTTTAACAATGAACAGAGAGACAAGGTTGTATCTGGTGTTAACTCTGAGTTTGGTGAGGTCATATGGCTGTATCCATCACAGTCTAATTCATTAGCTAATGAAGGCACAGGCGATATAGATAAATATGTCATCTATAATTATAATCAACAAATCTGGTACTATGGAACATTAGTAAGGACAGCATGGTTAGATAAGGGTATAAGACAGTTTCCCATAGCTGCAGGATCTTCTTATCTGTACAACCATGAGTTTGGTTTTGATGATGATGGTTCTGCCATGACATCGTTTATTGAATCTGGGCCAATGGATATAGGAGATGGAGATAAATTCACTTTGATACAGAAAGTAATACCAGACTTAACCTTTCAAGGTTCTGACTCTACCAGTTCTCCTGCGGCAACATTTACAATAAGAGCAAGAAACGAACCTGGTTTAGCTTATAGCAACACATCTTCTGGTACAGCAACCAGAACATCAACATCTCCTGTAGAACTATTTACGAATCAAATTAATCTACGGGCAAGAGGTCGGTCTTTTTCTCTAAAGGTTGATTCAAGTGCTCTTGGTATGAAATGGAAACTAGGATCACCAAGGGTTAGTCTTAGACCAGATGGGAGACGTTGATGGCAGAATCTGATCAAGGCCCACCACGTTTACCCGATCCACCACCACAAGATTCTCCTTTTGGATACAGTCCTGGTGCGGGTGGAGTAAATTATTCTTTTCAACAAACAATGAATACTCAATATTTACAAGACTTAGTAAGAGCATTAGAGTTTTACATTGCACAACAACAACGTAATGAGATAGCTAATAATTCACAAACAATAAACTGGTTTTTAAGTTAATGGCAATATTATATAAAAATGTTAAAAAGAAGTTGCAGACTTCAGATACAACAATTTTAACACCAGCTAACGCAACAACGGCTATTATTAAATCAATTGTTGTTTGTGAACAAAGTAATAATGGTGAAACATTAAATGTAACAATTACAGATACAGCAGATACTCCTGTAACATTTCAATTGTTTAAAGATAAGACAATATCTGCAAAAACAACAGTTGAACTATTAACAGAACCTTTGGTGTTAGCAGAATCAGAAACACTAAAAGCAACGGGTGCAGCAAATGATCGCTTACATATGGTTGTAAGTTATCAAGAAATAAGTTAAGGTATAGCAAAGAGGATATTGTATGTTTTCAGGTCTTGGAGGTTTATTTAAAAGTATAGGCGGTTTCCCAGGTGTTTTTCTGGGTGCTAGTCTATTGGACATGTTACTTAAACGTGGTGGAGGTAAAGGTTTAGAAAGTCTTTTTACCCCAGAACAGATAGCAACGGGTGAAAGAGATCCAGACTATAAAGGCGATCCAACAAAATATAATGTTTTTGTAAACACATTGACTGATGAAAGATTTGGAACAAAAGAACAGCGTGATGAGGATCTTGAAAAAGTAAAAAAAGCAGCGGATGGCGGTATAATGTCAGCATATAGTTTAGGTGGTATGGCAGAGCCAGAATTTGGTGGATTGTTGCGTGGACCTGGTACTGGAACCTCGGACAGCATACCTGGCATGATATATCAAAATGGTAAACCAGTTCAAAGAGCAGCCTTGTCAGATGGTGAATTTGTGTTTACAAACAAAGCAGTTAAGGCTGCAGGTGGCGGAAGTATTGAAAAAGGTGCTGATGCAATGTATGAATTAATGAATAAGCTTGAAAGGAAAGCATAATGGCAGTTCAATCTGGTTCTTCACAAACCTTTTTACCAGCTTATCAAGAAAAATATCTTAAAGATCTTTTAGCTGGAGCCTCGGCTCTTGGAACCGAAGGAGGAATGGAGGTTCCAGAATATAAAATAGCGGACATGACACCTTTGCAAAAACAAGCCATACAAATGGGTGCGGCAGGACTAGGTGCATATGCTCCGTATTTTCAATCAGCTGTGGGAACATTGGGTAAAGGTGCAGAAGCCATAGCTCAAAGCACTGGAACTTTTGATCCTCGATCTGTGTCACAATTTATGGATCCGTATACAGAGGATGTAATAAGACAATCAGAAAAAGACATTGCAAGATTAGGAACTAAACAGCAACAAGGTTTAAGAGATAGAGCAGTTGCTGCTGGTGCATTTGGTGGTGGTAGACAGGCAATAGGAGAGGCTGAAATAGGTAGAAATGTTCTTGATCAACAAGCAAGAACTGGTGCACAGTTAAGATCGCAAGGCTACCAACAAGCTATGGGTCAAGCACAAGCAGCGTTTGAAAACCAACAGAGAAGACAGCAACAGGCTGGACAGATATTTGGTGGACTTGGACAAGCTACAGCACAGTTAGGTCTTGGTCTGCAAGGTGCACAGCAAAGAGATGTATCAAGTCTTCTCGGTTTGGGTGGCTTGGAACAGGCACAACAACAGGCTGGTCTGGATGCATTTAGAAGAACTGCGGTAGAAAGAGCGAGATCACCTTACCAGAACATAGGTTTCTTATCAGATATATTTAGAGGTGTACCATCAACTGGCGGTACATTTACACAACAACAGACACAAGATCCTAGTATGCTGTCACAAGTTGCAGGATTAGGTTTAGGGTTAGCTGGACTAGGACAAGCATATCCTAATATGTTTAGCGGAATATTTGGAGCACCAGCAAAATAATGAGTGTAATGAACCGAAAAATGTTCAACAGAGGTGCTCGTAAAGAGTTACGCAAAAAAGGTGGCATTGAAGATGTGCAATATTTTCAACAGGCTGGAGCAGTTAGAGGGCCCGGCCTTGGTTCTACATATTTCAGTCGTAATTATAATCCTAGAGAAGCTCCAGTAGTTGGGCAAATTGGAGCTAATATACCTGGAGCACAAAAAGGGCAAACATTTTTAGCACCTTATCAAGTAGGAACTAGAGGTGGTCTTTCGTTAAATCAAAAACTTCTTGCAAAAGTTGCTGAAAAAGGAATAGGATCTTTAGGTCCTTTAGAACTTGGATTATTAAATACTATGGCTTTACAAAGTGTTGAAGCACCAGACGATCTTACTGGAACCACTTTAGAAAAAGGTATTAGAACTGTTTTAGGGCCCGTGTATAAATATGGTGTAGCACCTGCAGCTGGAATGTCTTCTAGTCTTGCTGCATTACTTACTGGACAATCAAATTTAGAAGATGATTCTAAAGTTGGTGGAAGACTTGGTTCTATGGTTCCAGATCGAGAACTTATGGAAAGTTATGGATTTCAATTTTTCCCAACAAGTGGAGAAGAATTAGAGCGTTTTAAACGTATGCAAAAAATTAAACAAGATAATGAAAAAAGAGATGCTGCGGTAGAAAAACAAAAACAAGATTTAAAATCTAGTGACGCAATAAATGCGGCATTAGCTGCGTCTGCTCAAAGCGAAGGTAAATCAACTTTAGGTGAATCAGATAAAAAATTTATTGATGCTTTAAAAGGAACAACTGTAGAGGTTAATCCTATAACTGGAAATGTAACAGTAACAGAAGATCCATCAAAACCAGACCCTATATCACAAAAACAAATACAAGAAGTAGCTGCAGAGGGTTCTAGTTCAGAATTAGATTTTGATTTAGGCAAAGATGGTGAAAAAATTATTAATGAGATAACTGGAATTGAAACTGAAACTAAAAAAGGTAAAGGTGAAGAAACATCAGACGTAGAGCTTCCAGTATCAAGACCACCTGAACTTGTTAAAGAGGTGTTTAAAACAGGTAATGAAGAACAAAAGAAAAATGTTATAGATGACATTATAAAACAGTTCACGGACCGTGCACCAAAGTACGAGGGTATAAATCAAGGATTAGCCATCGCCAAGATAGGTTTTGCTATGGCTGCAGGTGAAAGTCCAAACGCACTGACTAATATTGCTAAAGCACTTAATGATGGTGCAGATATGTTAATTAAGGATAAAAAAGAGAAAGATGCTTTTAATAGACAAATTAAATTAAGTGGTCTTCAACTTGGCTTAACTGAACAATTTAAAATAAGTGCTGAAGAAAGACTTATAGAAAGAGAGATGGCAAAAGAGGGAAGGAAACCTTTGTTTTTTGTTGCAGATAAAAATTTAACTTTTAACGGAGTTAATTATGAAAAAGGTGAGACAGTTGCAATTCCTACCAGTTTTATAACAGAAAATGGTTTACCAAAAGGATTTACAACTTCTGATTTAGCAAAAGCTGCTCTTGATAAAAAAGCTGCTCTTGATAAACTTATTAATCAACAAAAGAAAGATGCAATTATACCATCTAAAACTCATCAAGAGTATTTAAAAATAGTGTCTGAAGCAACAGGTGATTTTGTAAGTGCTAACAGCATGAGAAATTTAGTTGAAGCAAATATTGTTAGAAATGCTGAAGGAAATATTACTGGTGTTGGCCCAGCATTTACTCAGTTAATAAACAAAGCTTATGCTGCTGCTGGAATAGAAACTGGTAAAGAATATGAAAATGTTGATTCATTTAACAAAGATATGAGAATCGTATCTAATTTACTCCTTAAAGATTTGTTAGGTGAAGGATCTAAAAACGTATCAAACATTGATAGAAAACTTGCGGATGAAATTGTTGGGTTAGCTTCTGCTTTTGGTGGATATGTTTTTCAAGATCCAGATAATATTAATAGAAGACTTCAAAATGTTCTTGACAGAATAGATGAAAAAGAAAGATCTGCTTTGGCCATGATAGACTCTGTTCAACAAGCAAGTTTGGGATACACAGACAGATTAGGTCAACCTATCGCATACGATTTACCTAAAGATATAGTTACTGCACAAGATATAAAATCTGGAGCAGCAGGAAAAGCTAAATATAAACTTGTAAATGGCATTTACGTTAGAGCTTAGTAATGGGAATAATTAAAGTACAAACACCTCAAGGAGTTGTTCAAGTTGAAATTGAGGGAGATGAACCAACAGAACAAGAACTTCAAGATATTGATGAACAATTTTTTCCACAGCAAACAGTTACTTCTAAAGGTATAGATTTATCCACAGCATCTCGTGAAGAGATACAAGACTATGCTAGACAAAAAAGGTTGGAGGGCATTGATCCTTTAACCAATCAAGCAATTACTGAAGATGAATTTATAAGTAAATATAAAGAACCTGGTGTCGATTACTCTACAGGTTTAGATAGCATCGGTGGGTTTTCTCGTTTTGGTTATGGTAGAATGGATACTGACGAAGAACGTGCTGGATATTTAAAAGAAAAAGTTGGGGAGGATGGATTTCGTCAAGATGCTCTTGGTAGATTTATACTTACAAAAAAAGGCAGACAAAATCTTGGCATGGCAGATGGAAAAGAATTAGCTATAGATGAAGAGGGTCTTAGTTTTAATGATATAAAAGATTTTGCTGGTGCAACTGCCGCTCCGATAGGTGCTGCTATAGGTGCATCTTTAATGGCATCTGGCGTAGGGTTTATACCAGGAGTTGCATTAGTAGGTGCAGCAGGATTTGCTGGTAAAGCTCTTGATGAAGCGGTTGAATATTCTCAAGGTTTACAAAAACAATCTTTTGAAGATGTTTTAAAAGCGTCTGCTTTTGAGGGTGCTTTTGCTACTTTAGGTGAAGGAGTTGGTCGAGGTATATCTAATATTTTTGGTAGACTTATAAAAGGACCTGGTGGAGCTCAAAATGAAGCTTTAAGAAAACAAGCAAGAGAGTTAATAAATAGACAGTTTAGACCTACAATAGCAGGTGCAACAGATGAATCTTTTCGTCCAATATTAAATCGTCTTCAAGCCATATATGAAGGTGTATTTCCTCAAAAAGCTGCCGCTCAAAATAATTTAAATATTTTATTAAATGAATTAAAAGGTATAAGAGGAGTTAATAAACAATCAATAAAAGACCTAGAAGCCTCTGTTTTAAAAGATATTGATGCTGCTTATGCAGACGCTGATGCAACATTTGAAATTGCACAAAAGAACATAAGTGATGAAACAGAAAAAGTTGTTGGTCAAATTATGAGTGTGTTAAAAACAGATAAAAATGTTCCTAAAAAGTTAGCTGAAAAGCTTGATCTAAGTAAAAAAGTTTTTGATGGAGATATGGATGCTTTGTACTCAGGAGTTAATAGAGTCTTAAAAGGTCAAGCGGTAGTTAACACTGCAAATTTAAAAAAAGCAGTTAAAGATCTAGCTGACGTTTCTGCTGCTGATATTAAAAACACAAAATTTTACAAAGATATTATGGGATTAGGTAATAAAACCACTGTTCTCAGAATGAACCAAATAAGAGCACAACTATCTCATGCTAGTTATTCTCCAGATGTTTTTGGTGGTGCTTCTTACAATGCTTTAGGTCAAATGAGAAAATCTGTTGAAAAATCTTTAAGAGACACTGAAATAGATTTAACAAGATTGGCTGCTGAAGCAGATGCTAAAGCTGGTTTTGGTCAAACTATTTTTCCTGAAGCTCCTCCACCTCCTTTAGATGATGTTCCTAGTGTGTTACCAGAAATACCAACTCCAGAATCTTTCCCTATGGGCACTGTTGGACTAAGCACAGAAGGTTTAGATCTTGTTAACGTGCAAACCGCTATAAGAAATTTAAGAAGAGCAAATAGATTATATGCTGTAGGCATGGGTCGTTTTGATAATGTCGTTGTAGAAAAAATATTGCAAGAATCAAAAAGAGGAACTTTAAATTACAAATTTTTATTTAATGAAATTATTACAAAAGATAATCCAGACGCTTTACGTCAAGTATTAAAGGCTGTTCGTGGTTTACCGACTACAATGAAAAAAATAGATCATCAAAAAGCAAGAGCTTTTATTGAAAGTCAAAAAATAGGTACAAAAACAGTTGATGAAGCTTTAGATGAGGTGAAATTTTTAAATCCTAATGATCCAGCAAGATTAGCTGTTGAAAGAGATGCATTAAAGATACAAAGACAAGCAGAACAGATAGCACAAATCAGAGGAACAGGTGCAGAGGTTGCTGAAGAACTAAGACAAAATTTAGGTAGAATGTTTTTAAAAGAACAATTAGATAACGCTAAAGTCATTGATAAAATTACTGGTCAAGAGATTATTGATGGAATTAAACTATCTACAAATTTAAAAAGTTTAGGCTCTACAGCTAAAGTTCTTCTTAAAAATGAATTAAAAGACATAGATGATATTGCTGAAGTATTAAAAAGAACTGGAGCAAATATTACTGCGGATGTTGCAAATCAGTTAGAAGGTAAACCATTATTTAATTTATTAAAAGAATTAAATGCGGAAGCTTTAAACAAAGCAGAAGTTGAGGCAAGTGGATTATTATCTAATTTACAAAGGGCAGGTGGTGATCCAGAAAAAATAGCACAAGCAGTTTTTAAAAGTCCAGAATCTATAAGTGTTGCTAAAGCTAATTTAGCTCCTCAAACCTTTGAAGCAGTTAAAGATGCATCTATGGGTAAATTGTTAAAAGACATAGGTGCTGCAGTAGATGACGTTGGAGAGATTAGATTAACTCCCGATTTTGAAGATGCATTTAAATCTGGAGCACTTGGAACAAAACTCAAAAATGTTTTAACTAATTATGGGGATGATACTATCAATGCTATGTTTGGACCTGGCTCCGCTAAAAATTTAAATATTTTGGCTGATGATATGGTTAAAGTATCTAATGCAGCGACAGCTGGTAAAGGTGGTTTAGCTGCACCAACCATTGCTTTATCCTTGACATTATATGGAATTTTGACTGCACCATTAGCAACTTTACCAATTGCTGCAGGTTATATGTTCATGTCTAGGATGTTAAGAAATCCAACAGTTTTAAAAATTATGATGGCTAGTAGAAAACCTGGTGAAGATAAAATAGGTCAATTATTTCAAATAGCACAGACAACTGCTGCACAAGTAGAGGCACAAGGATTAAGAGGACTACAAGAACAGACAACTGAAGAAATAAAACCAATTACAAAAGATATAAAATCACAATTAGCTCCACAAGTAGATAAAATGAAAACTAATTTAAGTTCTCAAATAACACCTCCATCTGCGGCATCAAGTGCTGGTGGTGTGAGTCCTTTAGGAACAAATCCGATTGTTAATCCTAATCCAACTACACAAGCATTAGCACAATCATTACAAGCAAGGAGTCCATAATGGATTTAGAAAAATTAAGAGAACAACTCATTATTGATGAGGGGGTCAAGTATGAAACATACCTCGATCATCTTTCCCTAAAGACAGTAGGAATCGGACATTTGTGCAGAGAGGATGAACCAGAGTTTGATCTGGAGCTAGGTGCAAAGGTATCTGAGGAAAGAGTTACAGAACTCTTTGAACAGGATATACAGACTGTTATCCAAGACTGTAAGAAAATCTATGATGATTGGGACAAGCTACCAGAAGAAGTAAAACAGATTGTAGCAAACATGATGTTTAACCTAGGCAGACCAAGATACAGCAAGTTTCGTAAACATATACAAGCTGTTATGGACGGCAATTGGAAGGAAAGTGCTTACCAGATGCGTGACTCGAGGTGGCATAAACAGGTGCCAAATCGGGCGGAGCGTTTATGTAAGCGTATGGAAGAAGTAACTGTATGAAGCAATGAAGTCTTTTTTCTATAATTAAAATTTAAAAAAATTTAAAGATATATATAAATAGTTTTTAAAAAAGGCTTCATAACTTCATCCAACCTCTCCCCAATTATCACCTAACTCCTGGTCAACTTTACTTGGAACTTTTAGTTCAAGACCCGTTTCCATAATCTCCTTGATCCTTGATGCCTGCTCCTCAGACTCTATACTAAAGCACAGTTCATCATGCACAGTGATCAATGGACAAAATCCCTCTTCATAACAGTCCGCCATAGCTTTCTTTGTCTGGTCTGCAGCACTACCTTGTATAAGTTTGTTTAATGCCTTGTAAGTAAAGGCTCTTCGTATACTAGGCCCATATTCCTTATGTGCTTCTTCATACTTTAAAGGTTTCTTATAACCAAAACTATTAGGCTCCCATAAATTAAAACGGCAACGTCTACCTAAGATAGTCCGTATCTGTCCGTATCTAGATGCTCTGGAAGAAACCATATCTGCTAAACCTTTTACAAACGGCACACGAGAATGATATTTAGCTAACAACTCTTTGGCTTCTTCTTTTGTTATATCTAGAGTGTTTGCCAACTTACCTATGCCCATGCCATACATAATACCAAGGTTAACTGTTTTGGCTTGTTTACGATTAATCTCAGCCATGTCTGCCACCATTTGATGAAAGTCTGGATCATCTGTATTATATTGTTCTACAAGTTCATCAATCTTGGGATGTCTATCTTCACCAAGACTCGCACAATAATGAACCAATAACCTTGGCTCTTGGCTCGAATAGTCAAAGCTCCCCCACTTTGTGCCTTCTTCTGGTAGAAACAAACCTCTTATCAAAGACTTAATCTCTGGATCTCTAGCAGGTATCTGCTGCAGATTTGGATTAGAAGAAGAAAAGCGGCCAGTAACTGTTCCTCCGTCATCTGATCTTAGCTGATGAAACTCACAATGTATTCTACCTTTGTGCTCATATCTTAGTATACTATCGATAAACGTATTGTTTGCCTTATCAACTTCTCTTAGTTTCAATATCTTTGATGCAATAGGATGCTCACAAGTCTGTAA